TATGGTATTAGGTGTCAATACGACTGCTCAACATTGTGCAGCAGCTATGGGAGTAAAGACATGGTGTCTGGTTCCTACATGGCATCAATGGCGTTATGCTCAACCTAGTATGCCTTGGTATCGTCACATGAGAATTATTTACCAAGACAATGATACTTGGAAAGAAGTTATCAATAAGGTAGCTAAACAGTTAAATGGGACTTGGTGATTGGTTAATGGCATCTGGTGATGCTAAAGAAGCTAACGAAAGAACCGGTAAAAAGGTTAAGTTAGGTGATGGCGTTAGAATGTCATGGGATGGTCAAGTATTTGCTAACAATCCTAGAATGGCTAGTAACTCTGATACAGACGTAGTATGGGTTAAAAACTATCAAGGTCATAGACCATATCTCAAAGGCACTAAGAATGGTCGGTTATTATTTAATGATGACTATAAGCCTAGAGTAGGTGAAGTTTACTTTAACCAATTAGAAAAGAAAAACATAGATAAGATAGATAAGGACTACATAGTAGTAGAGCCTAATGTTAAAAGAGTCTATGCACACACAGTTAATAAAGCATGGCATGGTTGGGAAGAGTTATTTAAACATGACTTACCATGGCTACAGTTAGGTGATGTGACTGTAAAACGATATACAAAGTGGAAAGAAACCACAACCTTTAGAGAAGCATTACAAGTATTAAGCAAGGCAAAGTTATTTGTAGGCACAGATGGTGGTTTACATCATGCAGCAGCAGCATTAGGCATACCTTCCGTAGTGATATGGACAGGTTTTACTTCACCGAGGCACTTAGGATATGACACCCATAGAAATATACATGACGGTTCAGAGCCATGTGGGACTTATGATAGCGTATGTCAACATTGCCTTCTAAAAAGCAAAGCAATCACCGTAGAACAGGTTTTAGATGCAGTTAATACTGAGTGGTATAGAACGCAGAGATAAGGTCTTAAAACGCCTGCAAAAGCATTGTAAGGGCATTTTAACAAGAGAATGGGATGGTAAGTCTATTCCAGTCGTAGTAGGTAATTTACAGGGTGCAGATAAGATACAAATAACCTGTAGAGAACAAAACATACCCTATATTCTGATAGACCATGGTTACTTTCACAGGTCATCTGAATTAGAATGGGCTAGATTCTGTGTTAATAACTACCATTGCACAGATTGGCGTTTATCAGACAGAGAAACACCTAAAGTTCACGAGTATCGTAGTGGTGAAAACGTAGTTGTGTTACCACCACCAGAGAAAATATCATACATTTACAATGCTTCTCTTTGGTTAGACACAACAATAGAAGAGATTAGAAAACATACAGAAAGAAAGATTGTCATTAAGCGTAAAGGCGAAGGTGACTTTAAACAAACATTAGAAAAAGCTCATGTCATTGTGAGTTTTGGTAGTGTCGCAGATGTAGAAGCACTTATTCGTGGTGTGCCTGTCATAGGTTCACCTTATAGCCCTGCAAACCCTGTATCCAATAACATTAAAGACATAGAAAACTTAACATATTTTGACAGAACAGCATGGTTAAGCTCATTAGCTGCTAGTGAATGGCATAAAGATGAGATGGACAAGTGCTGGGATAGACTAAAAGGACAATTAGATGGCGTTTACTAACTATACCTCGTTTGTAACTACGGTAGAAAACTATTTAGCACGAACAGACTTAACATCACAGATACCTGACTTCATTCAGATGGCACAATTCAGAATGACTCGTGATTTAAGAACAGAAAGAATGTTAAAAGTCGCTACTGCTGACACTACAGATAGCACAGTAGGCTTTCCTACAGACTTTTTAGAAGTCAGAGAAATACACATGTTAGGTAACCCACCTGTGTTACTAGAGTTTCAGTCACCTGACTTATTCTTTAGAGATGGTCAAACAACATTATCAGGCAGACCTCACTACTTTACAATGTTAGGTACAGAATTTAAGTTTGCACCAGGTCCTGATACAAGCTACACAGTTCAAATTTTATATTATGCTCAACCTACATTTATCTCTAGCACAACTTCTAGTAACTTGTATTTAGCATACTATCCAGATGCTCTACTTTATGCAACTCTAGCAGAGGCAGAACCATATCTTATGAACGACCAAAGAATTGCTACATGGTCTGTTTTATACGATAGAGCAATTGCTAATATTAAGAAGAGTGATTTAGGTTCAACATATCCATACACAACATTAAGCGTAACACCAAGATAAAGGAAAAATCATGGCAGAAATGAGTAACTTTTTAGAGAACGCACTTATAAATGCAACTCTACGTAATACAACATATACATCAGTCGCAACAGTCTATGTATCACTATGGACTTCAAACCCTGGAGATGACGCATCAGGTACAGAAGTTAGCACAGTTGGTACAAGCTATGCTAGAACAGCAGTTACATTTGGCGCACCATCTAATGGTGTATCTACAAACTCTGCTGACGTTACATTCCCAACAGCAACTGGTTCATTTGGTACAGTAGGTTGGATTGGTATTAATGATGCTTCTACAGGTGGTAATCTTTTATACCATACAGCTTTAGATACAGCGAAAGCAATTGATACTGGCGATATATTTAAGATTTCAACAGGTAACCTTTCAGTTACATTAGCGTAAGGATAAATCATGGCTCTAGTCGTTAAAGATAGGGTAAGAGAAACCACTACGACCACAGGCACAGGCACAATTACATTAGGTGGTGCTGCTACAGGCTTTCAATCATTCTCTGTTATTGGTGATGCTAATACTACTTTCTATACTATTCAGTTAGCCAATACAAATGAATGGGAAGTAGGTATAGGTACATACACACTATCAGGCACTACTTTATCTCGTGATACTATATTAGAGTCTAGCAATGGTGGAAGTGCAGTTAATTTTAGTGCAGGTTCTAAAGATGTATTTGTTACTTACCCTGCTGAAAAAGCAATCTATTTAGGTAATTTACCTACTAAAATGGTAGTGACTAAAAGAGATACAACTACTGCTGACGTTGCTTTAGCTAATGGATTTTTACCTGTATTAAATAGAAGTGGCTCAACAATTAATGTTACAGTAAGTTAAGGAAAATTATGGCAACTCGTTATGGATTAGTGCTTAATGGCACAACAATACAAGAACTACAGTCAGGCGATACTATTATTGGCTTAACTTCTAGTACAGCACTTCAAAAGGGTGATGGCTCTACTGGAATTACTGCGGCTTCTGCTGGTACAGATTACGCAGCACCAGGCACAGCAGCTACATTCACAGCATCACAAAGAGGCACAGTCACTACAGACAATGATGGTTCATTTGACATGAACGTAACTAATAACTTCTCATGCACACCTTCAGGAACATTTGCTCTTACCTTTACTAATATCACAGCAGGTCAGTCAGGTTATGTTCTCTTAATTAATACTGGTGGTCATGCAGTTACAGCAGCAGCAACTACTAAAGTAAATACTACATTCTTAGCTACAGTATCAGCAGCAGGAACATACTTGTTGTCATACTTTTCTAATGGTACTAATGTATATGTAACTACTGGTGGAGCAATGGCTTAATGGCTATTTTAAATAATAGTAATGCTATCTCTAGTGGTGGCTATGATATAAACAACTCACTTCGCTTTAGAAGTAGTGCATCTGCTTATCTATCAAGAACTCCTGCTAGTGCTGGTAATAGAAAGACTTGGACATGGAGTGGATGGGTTAAGCGTGGAGGACTTGGCACAATTAACGCAATTTTTGAATGCAGAAATGGAACATCTGACTCAACAGTTTTTGGAATTCAGTTTGGTGAGTATGCGACAAGTAATGACTACATTGCAATAGTGCAATATACCCAATACCTTGCAAAAACTAATGCTGTATTTAGAGACCCTTCTGCTTGGTATCATGTTGTTGCTGCTTTAGATACAACCCAAGCTACGGCTGCAAATAGATTTAAATTGTATGTTAATGGTATAGAACAAACATTTAGTTCTACAATTTATCCAAGTCAAAATGCAGACCTTGGTATTAATCAAGCATTTCGACACGACATTGGAAATAGTAATAGTGTATATTACAATGGTTACCTAACTGACATTAACTTCATTGACGGACAAGCCTTAACACCATCATCATTTGGTGAAACAGATACAACCACAGGCTCATGGAAACCTAAAGCCTACACAGGCACTTACGGCACTAATGGCTTCTACCTTAAATTCTCTGACATAGCTACTACATCAGGTTCTAATGCAGGTCTAGGAAAAGACTTTAGTGGGAATGCAAACTACTGGACTACTAATAACATATCCGTAACTGCTGGCACAACCTATGATGCTATGATAGACAGTCCTACGCTAACAAGTGCGACTGTGGCTAATTACCCTGTAATTAATCCTTTACAAACTGGCTCTTATGTAACAGCATCTAATGGGAATTTAACTTTAACTGGAAATACAGCAACGAACTCAGCAATTGCTACTGCTTCGTTTTCATTTGCCTCAGGAAAGTATTACTACGAATACACGCAAGGAACTGTTGCGTCAGAAACTTGTGGTTTTGCTTTAGCTCCTGTTACAGGAAGTTTACTTGACGGGGAAGTTTTTGCTGGCAATAATGCTTTTGGGGCTAGAGCAGCGGGTACTACTTATGGAACATCAAAAATAGCATCTTCCTTAACATCATGGGCAAGTGGGGATATTGTTGGGATAGCTATTGATGCCGACAATGGTGCAGCTTATTGGAGTAAAAATGGAGTATGGCAAACTTCAGGAGTGCCAACAAGTGGGGCATCAAAAACAGGGGCGGTAGCTGGATGGACTCCAACAGCATCTAGTATTGTTACTCCATTTTTTGGTGCATATAATGGCGGTTTTATTAATGTTAATTTCGGACAAAGACCATTTGCATACACACCCCCTACAGGCTTTAACAGAGTAAACACATATAACCTACCTGATAGCACTATTGTAAAAGGTAATAGCTATATGGATGTAGCACTTAGAACAGGAACAGGAACTGCTGACGGACAATCTCAAGTTATTTCTAGCCTTGCATTTACTCCTGATTTAGTTTGGAATAAAGCTCGTAGCAATGCTTTTAATCATAATTTGGTAGATAGTGTTAGAGGCAATGATACAATTCTTTTTTCTAACCTTACAAATGCTGAAACATCAGTTGGCACAACAGGAACTCAGTTACAAATTACTACAAATGGGTTTACTGCAATTCAACGAACTTCTTATCAAGCAGTAAATCAAAATGGCGTAACTTACGCTGATTGGTGTTGGAAAGCAGGAGGCACATCATCATCTAACACTTCAGGCTCTATTACATCTACTGTATCTGTAAATGCAACTGCTGGGTTTAGTGTTGTGACTTATACAGGAACAGGTGCTAATGCTACAGTAGGACATGGTTTAGGTGTTGCACCAAAAATGATTATTGTTAAAAATAGGTCTATTACTCAAAACTGGATTACTGGACACACTACATTATGGACTTCTAACTCAAACAATCTTATATTGTTAAATACTACTGGAGCAACAATTAACAATTCTGCAATTTGGAATACTTCTACGCCAACACCATCTGTGTTTAGTGTTGGAAATGATACAGGAGTATCAGGAAATGGAAATTCATTAGTTGCATATTGTTTTGCAGAAATTTCTGGTTATAGTAAATTTAATTCATATACAGGAAATGGTGCTTCAGACGGACCATTCGTATATCTTGGATTTAGACCTCGCTTTATAATGGTTAAACGAACTGATACTACAGGTGACTGGGTTATTTGGGATAGCTCAAGAAATACTTATAATGTTGCAGGCAATGTTTTATATTCTAATTCATCTGCTGCTGAAGCGACTGGAGCAGGTATGAATTTTATGTCAAACGGCTTTAAGTTTTATAATGATACTGGAGCTAGTGTTAATGCTTCAGGTGGCTCATATATATACATGGCATTTGCAGAAAACCCATTTAAAAATAGTAACGCAAGATAACAGGAGTAACAAATGTTCTTACTAAACGGAAATAGATTAGCAGAGGGAACCTCCTTTTATGATGCTAATGGAACACAATACCCACCACAATGGCTTAATACTTCTACAGAAGAACAAAAACTAGCTATTGGCATTACATGGGTAGCAGACCCAGCACCTGTAGACAATCGTTTCTACTGGGATACAGACTTACCTAAAGCTCTTGAAGATAAACTTGAAACTAAAGAAGATGGCACACCACTCTACAAACAAGTGTATGACAAGACTGCTAATGATGGCAAAGGTGCTATGGTTGATACTACAGAACAAGTGGTTACTAAAGGTCTTAAAAGTCAATTTGTAGCACAAGTTAAAGATACAGCAGGTAAACTACTAGCACAAACTGACTGGTATGTTATCCGCAAAGCTGAAAGAAATATAGATATTCCTTCAGAAGTAGCTTTAAAACGCACACAAATCGTCACAGAGTCAAATAGATTAGAAACTGATATACAAGCATCAACTACTGTAGAAGCTCTTATAGAGGTATTAAACGCACAAAACTGGGGTGAATAATGTTTGGTATAAGTGCATTTGCTGAAACCTCGTTTAGCACGTTAGGTAAGATAGGAGGCATAGTATTAGCCTCTGCACAAGTAGATGCAAATGCAATTGTTACTGCTAACGCTAATGCGATAAAACCATTTAGTGCTGCTATTACAGCAGATGCTACAGTTACAAGTGATGCAACAAGAATTAGATTAAATAACGGTTCTATAAACGGAACTGCTAATGTAAGTGCTGTTTACTTACGCATAAGAAATGCTGTAGGTTCAATTACAGGTAACGCTACTGTAACTGCACTAGGTTCGTTTGCAATTAGTGGCTCAGCATCTATTACTGCTAACGGTTCAGTAGAACTTAATTATGTAGTGATTAGAACAAATGCTGCAAGCATTACAGGCATAACAACTGTATCTTGTTTAGCAGGTTATGAAGTAAGTGGTGAAGGCAGTATAGTCGCTAATGCAAGTGTCTATTGTCTAGGTGGTATTGTAGCAGGTGCAAGTGCATCTATAACCCCTATAGCCACAGTTACAGCAAACGGAATTATACAAGGTGAAGGATGGACACCTGTCACACCATCTTCAGATACATGGACACCATCATCAGCAAGTTCAGATACATGGACAACAATTTCACCATCATCAGATACATGGCTTAGACAAGGATAAAAAATGGCAAAAACCAAAATTTCAGAATTTAGCACAACAGCAGCAGATAATACAGATATAACCAATATCAATATTGCTGAAGGTTGTTCACCAGCTAACTTAAACAACGCTGTTCGTAGCTTAATGGCATTACTAAAAGACCAACAAACAGGTTCTAGTGGTGACCCATTTACAGTAGCAGGTACATTAGTATCTTCAGGCACATTAGACGTTACAGGCGGTTTTAAACTAGATGGAACTGCAGGTGCTAGTGGTCAAGTTATTGTATCAGCAGGCACAGGCACACCTACATGGGGAAGTGGTTTCCCTAGTGGCGGTATCATTATGTGGTCAGGAACAATTGCTACTATTCCTAGCGGATGGTTATTATGTAATGGCTCTAGTGGAACTCCTGATTTACGAAACAGATTTGTTATTGGTGCCTTTCAAGATACTACTGGTGTAGCATATACAACAGTTACAGGTGCTGATACGCAAACTGGTGGTAGTAAAGATGCTATTACTGTAAGCCATACACATACTGCAACATCAACAGTTACAGACCCTGGTCACTTACATACACTTCCTGTAGTAGTAGGTGATGCCATTGGTGGCGGTGGTGCAACTACAGCTTATCGTGGAGCAGGAACAAGCAATACATCTACTGCAACAACAGGCATTACAGTTGCTACAACAAATGCTACAGCAGGTTCTAGCGGTACTAACGCTAACCTTGTTCCTTACTTTGCACTTGCTTACATTATGAAGTCTTAATATGCCTACACAACGCATAGCTTTTAAAGACTGGTTACCTGACCAACCTAGTATATTAGACTCTGTATCAGAAGCTAATAATGTTATTCCTTTAGCTGTAGGATATGGTCCGTTTAAGTCAGCAGTAACATTTTCAGGTGCAGCTTCAGAAGACTTGAACAATTGCTTTGCTGCTAAACTAGATAATGATGTATTTATCTTTGCTGGTGGTGCTACTAAACTATTTAAAGTAGACAATAATGACTTATCTCTAGTAGACGAGTCTAAAGCAGGCGGATATACAGGTTTAAATAGATGGCAATTTTTACAGTTTGGTAGTCTTGCAATTGCATCTAATGGCTCTGAAAAGATACAGTCTTTTGACGTAAACAGTTCTACAGCTTTTGCAGATGTAAGTTCAGATGCACCTATAGCTAAATACATTACAGTAGTTCGTGACTTTGTAGTTGCAGGTAATATTGGTGCAGGTACATCACCTAGCAAGGTGCAATGGTCAGGTATCAATGATGCAAGCACTTGGACTACCACAGCAACATCACAGTCAGACTATCAAATTATTCCTGATGGTGGCGATATAACCGGCATTACAGGTGGTGAGTTTGGTATTGTATTCTTAGAAAAAGCCATTGTCAGAATGTCATATATTGGCACACCGCTTATATTCCAATTTGATACTATCTCTCGCAACGTAGGATGTATAGAAGGTAACTCTATTGCACAATACTCAGGCACAGCTTACTTCTTATCAGATGATGGTTTTTATGCAACTAATGGTCAAACATTAACAGGTATAGGTTCTGAAAAGGTAGACAGATACTTCTTTAGTAACGCTAACATTGGTGATATTGATTCTATATCAGCAGCAGTAGACCCTGAACGTAACTTAGTTATTTGGAACTATGCTAACGTTTCTGGTGGTCGTTCACTACTTATCTATAACTTTGAAACACAAAAATGGTGTGAAGCAGATACAGATGTAGACTATTTATCTACACTAGCTACTCCAGGTGCAACATTAGATGGTCTTGATGCTGCTTACAATATTAATGCAGGTTCATTTGTTATAGGTAAGTCTTATACAATTAGAACAGTAGGCTCAACATCATTTACTGGTATTGGTGCAGTTGCTAATACAGTAGGTGTATTATTTACAGCTACAGGTGCAGGTTCAGGTACAGGTGTAGCCATAGATATGGCAGCATCAGCAGCAGCACTCAAAACATCTGATACTCTTGTAACAACACTAGACGATAGACTATATAAAGGCGGTAAGTTCTTATTCGGTGGTGTTCGTGATACTAGAATTATTACATTCACAGGAACATACGCTACAGGAAGTATCATTACTAACGACCTAGAATATGGTTATAACTCTGTGCTTACTCTTATTAGACCTTCTGTAGATAATGGCTCTGCAAGCGTTTCTGTGGCTTCCAGACGTATGTTAGATGACACTATTACATACGGTACAGCAGTCACAGCAACAGCAGAAGATAGATGCTCTGTAAGAAGTGCAGGTCGTTATCATAGAGTAGCTTTAACACCTACAGGTGCTAACTGGTCATCTGCAATTGGCATGGATATAGATTACTCTGAACAAGGAACTAGATAATGGCACGTAGTGATATGTACCGTAAACTACCTTGGACAGGTGGTGATGC